ATGAAATCGAAGCGTACCACAACCACCACGCGCGGTAAGCGCACGATGCAGACCGAGCGTGCGTACGTCGACCTCGCACGGGTCGACGCGACGACGGCCGACGACATTGAGCGGCACGCGCGCGAGGACGATGAGGCGGCATGGACCCCAGAGATGCTGACGAAGGCACGGATCTTCTATCCGAGCAAACCGGCAATCACGATACGGGTCCATCCGCGCGTCCTCGCCTTCTTCAAACGGGAGGGGCGCGGGTATCAGTCGCGGATTAACGCGGCGCTCCTGGCGTACGTGGACGCTCATGAACGGAAGGCGAGCTAAGGGCTAAGGCCGCGGCGTGTCATAGGGAGTCCGCTGCCGGGCCGTCCGATGGTTGCTAGCGCAAGGAGAGCGGAGCGAGGCCCCGACGTTTCGAGGTGCCCAACGCTGGATCTGTCGTGGGTATTTGGGACGACAAGAGGCTGAAGTGGTCTTCGTGGAAGATGCCCATCAGATTACCGTCATGACGGTCACATGGGTCAATGACATCCGGCGGGAGCCGGTTTAGATACAAACAGAGGAACGAGTTATGGCACAACGATACACAGGCATTCTACTCACCTACGATCCGGCTGTGGATGCATTAGCAGTGGAACTCAATCCAAATGGGCGGAGTGTACGTACCGTACAACTTGCACCAGGTGTGAATGTGGATTTCGATACGGCGGGACGTGTCCTGACGCTAGAAGTTCTCGACGCCAGTCATCATGTCTCCCGTAAGGCGCTGGAGGTGCTGCCGACAGGGGCGGAGTCGCTCACCCTCGCGGAAGCTGCTCGGGAAAGTGGATTATCGGCGAATACCCTCCGCAGTCTTATTCGTAACAACCGTTTGCCCGCCAGTAAGCGTGGCCGGGATTGGTACGTCGACGCCACGGACCTGTTCAACTATCTGGAGTCGCGTGATAGCAGAGGACGTCCTCCCGTCAAGACTCGCGCGCGGGTATCACGAGGTGGAGCAGCTAAGGCGAAGAGTACCCGGAAGGCCGCATAGCACTGCTCTACAGGTAAGCAGCACCGTACTTGTAGAGCAGTACTATGTGGGGCTCATCAGTGATAGCCAGGGAGTTGAAAGGGATTGGTGTACTTCGATCCATCAATGACCTCCCACTGTCCATACCAAAGCGCCTGTGTTTGACCTGCCGCGCGGACTTGGTTGAAATTCAGCCCCAGCATGACGCCGGTTAGGTGTGGTAGTGGGAGACCAGGTTTCATCGTTCCACTGTACGTGCCTTTAAGTACCGGCGTTTGGCCGTCCTTCGCCATCCAGACCGCGATGGTAGCCGGACTCTTCGAGAAGTCCGCACGGATGATATAATCGTTCCATGCACCATCCGTCCATTCCGTAGTGATGTTCCCAAGTACCGTGATCGGATCGCCGCCGCCGTTGACTCCGCTGCCGTCTTTTGCTTGCGTCGTCCAGCCTATTTGATATTGGCTGGTGTTCGTAATCTCTAGGCGACTCGACCCGTCGTACGTGTCCCACCCAAACCCTAAAAGTTTGTACGCGTTGGCACTATTGGTGAGTGTGCCGGTATCGGTCCATCCTGGTGAGAATCGCAACTTGACCCGATACCAGAGGATCGAGAGTGTATTGCCATTCTTGAAATTGACCCACAGTTCCGGCGTGTTCGCAACGCCACCGGGCTGCGTGTATTTCAACGTCTGGTGACCGGCATACTTGACCGTGGTGTCGATGCTCGCTAAGGTCGCGTTCGCGCCATCATTATAGAGCGCGGTTTGACTCGTGCCCGTCCCGCCGGCGCCGTTCGTGATGTTTGCAAGCAGGGCCGCTGTGTTCTTGTATCCCGTGAAGTTGTCACCCACCACCGACGTGTACGCACTGGACGTCGGTGTAGGTACCGGCGTTGAGGCCGGTGTTGGTGTTGGGGAAGGTGTCGGCGTTGTGACGATCGATGGCATGGGTAGCATCGCGCGGATCGCTGCCGCGCCCGTCGTGATCGCGTTCAGATCAGTCCGCACCAGGGCGAGTACGCTGTCCTGGGCAGGTGTCAGAGACGTCGTCGTCGATGCGGGGAGCACCGCCTGAATGGCTGTCGCGCTCGCCGTGACCGAGTCGAGTTTCATCCGGACCAGTGCGATGAGACTGTTCTGGGATTGAGCGAAGATGGGGGAGGCTGTACAGGCCGCGAGTGTGAAGACCGTGATGGTCAACAGGTATCGGTTGAGAAATCGCATTGGGAGATCAGTGAAGGGGAGCGGGGGTGACTTTCGTAGCGTTCTGCTGACCGTGCTTGACGGCAATCGCGATCAGACCGGACAACAATGCCGTCAGGAATGTTCCCGTAGAGAGCGCCGAAATGCATGCATCTGTGAGTCCGGTCTGTGTGACATTCGCGCACGCTACCGGGAGTTGTCCGGGGACCACTTGGACGATTGCGACAAAGACAAAGCCCATTACAACGGCGATCGCCTGTTTGACGATCGCGGATTGCTTATCGTAGATCGGAATAAGACTCTGTCCCCAATTCCCAAGTGCCGTGATGATCGGTCCGAGAATCATAGACAGGAAAGGGGTATGTAACAAGAACGAGAGCATAGCAATTTCCTCATGGAATAAAGGCGCTTAATGCGCCGGGTTATCGACTTGTACCCACGCCTCGCGCGCAGGCCGTCGATCTTCGGTACGGTCTAAGTGAATCGAACCGTCTTCGTACTCTCCATACCGCACGCATCCCAGCGAGAGCGCGGCGGCAATGATCTCAAATCGCGCATGATTCCAATGGGGATCATCCGGTGTTGGCGTTTTTCCAATGTCCACCGCATCGCAAGGAATGTCTTCGTGGGCGCTATCTTGGGCGCCTCCAACTTCGACATTGTGTGCGTGTGTCCGATAGCTCGATGTAATGTGCATCGGCACGCCAGCTCGTCGGCGTACTTGGTTCAGCCAGATAACAAACTCATATCCGACTTTTTCTGGTGCCTGGAATTCGGCGGCCTGAAAATAGGGACTGATCGTCCAGTCGGCGGTAGTCATACAGCGAGTAGAAAAACTCACGATTCGTCTCTCCCTTTCATTCTGGTAATCCGTTCGATGACATGCGTGAGTGTGATGATGAGTCGGTCGAGTGTGCCATCCGTGCGACTGATCGTTGACTCAAGGCGCGTGAGGATAGCATTGTGTGCCGGGATAGCGTGGACATCGTTCGCAACGATCAGCCGCCATTGCTCTAGCGCCAGCAAACGCCCTTCATGGTCGTCCACTTTCTCGGAGACTGGCTTGAGTTCGCCACGAATCACGTATTTGACCAATACCCCGGCCAAGAGGATCAAGAGAGGACTCAAGTGTTCGACGACGATGTACCACTCCGTCATCGTGGCACACCGCTTAGCGGTTGCGCGTACACATCATCCCATGTGAGATGTCCTTCGGAGAGCACCAACAGCAGCTTCGCCTTACGGGGTAATGGCTGTGCCCGTCCGGCGACCCAGGCAAACACCGCACTGGTCGTCACTGAGATTCCCTGCGCGCGCATAGTAGACACTAGCCGTTGCACGCCGTACGCACGGACCCACGCACCGAATGGAGTAGCCCATCGATCCATCTCCCCCAGCCCCCATGGCTAAAGACGACCGCAAGGTATGGCCGGTCTCTGGAAAGGCAAGTGGGTCATGTTATCAGGAAGCTCACGGCGATAAACAATACCCTAGACCGCACTTAAATCGATCGCCATCACCCATGCGATCTTGTATAGATAGACCTTGTCGTCAGCCTGGTTATAGACCATCCAGCCGCGCTTCGGTGTATAAAAGACCCAAGCGCTGCCATTGTACACCGCGAGGTCTTTGTCTTTCCCGCTCCACGCCGAGCCGGTCGCGCTGACGGGGACGACATAGCAATCCCCAGCCGCCGGCGAGCCAGGCTGCGCGGTGGTGGTGACTGACTTTACGATGCCCTGCACGAGCGTATCCAGCGCGAGCAGGTTGGCATCCATGTCGCCATCCCAACCGTCGAAGCCGCTGCCCCAGGCCCGCACCAATCCGATGTTCGTCCCCGTTGTGCTCATTAGATCGTCCCGTAGTTATCGCCGTAATCATTGCCATAACCGAGCGCCTGATACGGCCAAATCGGCGCTGTTGTCCGCACCGCGGAGTTGAACGAGGTCCCAACTTGCTGGATCGTAAACCAGGCCGGGAAGAAACTCTCGGCCTCTGCCGCGAGGATCGCGGTGTTGGTCATCGCCTGGCTTGTCCCCGTCGATCCTGTCACGTTCACCACAGTGGTGAGCGGGCGAGTATCAACCGGACTGCAGGTACCGATCTCTGTGGCGAGAGGACCGCCAGGAATCGTCGACGTATCCCCGTACACATACGTGAACAACTCGATCCAATTCGCCGGAGGATAGCTCGCTGGCGTGGGTGAGATGCTAGTGGAGCTGGGATAGGACATCGTGCCATAGGGAAGGGTTTTGATCGTCCCGGTGGTCGTATCGATCCCGATCGCATAATGACCGTACGGCGTCGCGTTGAACGTCGTGGCGCCAATGGTGATCGTCGGCATGTAATCAGGGTTAGCCCCGACGTAGACCGGATACACCGCCCACTCTTTAATACGATGGGAACTCGGGTCCCAGAACCGCTGATCGGCCCCGATGCCACGAGACAGGCCCTCGGCGGTCACATAGACGTAGCCATTGGCACGGCCAGTGGTCGTGTTCTCGTCGTTGTGGATGATGTAGGTGCCGGGACTCTGCAATGGGCCATCGAGCCAATTGAAGAAACGGCCCAGGAGACCTACATACCCCTTAATCGTGTACGTCCCTTCCGCGCCCGCGGGATCGTCCGGATCGCTCTGCGCGCTCAGGCTGCTGTTCGTCTTCTGCCAGAGACGGTTCCGATGCGCCCAGGTGAGCGTCAGATCGACCGTTGGGATTGTCCGGTACCGTTCTGCATCATCGCCGTTGATCAGCACATTCCCTGGAGGATATGGTTTGAAAGCTCGGCTGTCGGTCGTGAGCGACATAGTCAATGCCTGCCCTGCGGGCAACGTGCCGAGTAGGCTCGTGCTCTGATTCCGTACCGTCACGGATTCATCCATCGGCAACGGATCGATCTGTGTCACGACGCTCCCGTCGCTCTGGAACCAGACGCGCGACCCAGCCAGGTGATCCGTGGGCAACGTATCCATGATTGACCGACGAATCCCCTTGATCGTATAGGTACCGTCGCCGTTCGCGATCACTGTCTCCCAGGACATCCACTCGCTGTCGATGATGCACAAGTTGGTGCCCTTCACCACGCCCGCGCTATCCGTACTATTCAACGTGTTCAAATCGAAATTGTTGGATGACAGCACAAAACCATCGGGGTCGATAGCTGGGCCGGTGGCCGGATACCCTTCGAGTAACGTACCGCTCGGCGTGAAAGGCACGAGCAGGTTGTTGTATTCCGTTGCGTCAGGGTCCCACACCTCCGCGCTTTGCTGCTGATCATTCGAGCGCGAAGCTAGGTCCAGTACATAGCGGTTCTCGCCCACGAGATAATAGGGCGCTTCGATAAGCTCTTGCACCGCGACCGGCTCGGGTGGCTGCGCAGGATCGCTCCAGCCGTTCGCCGGTGGGCGCACGTACGCCGTAGTACCGAGACCGAAAATGTCCTCCACCGCTTTGATCGTGACGGCGAAATTGCTGTCGTCCAATGCCCCGTAGCTAATCTCCACGACGCGCATGACCATGTTGGACACACCGAGCGGTGCCCAGGTAAACTTGAACGGATCGCCGAGGCGCATCTTCCAAGCTTCGCGATTCACTTTCAGCGTCGCCTGCGCGATCGGATAGCTCGCCGCCTTCAATTCCCGCTGCGCGAGCCGCTGCGCCACCGCCGCCGTGCTGATACCGTGGAACTGCACTGTTGTACTTTTTACCTCGCCTTGCTGCACGAACATCGCGAGGTTCTGGGCTGGCATGACGCGAGGCGTGAACAGGTCCGCACGAGAGATGTATTCGACCTTGACTTCGTTAATCAAGTCCGGCACATCAGGCCGAGTAAAGCCCGGCGTCTCTAAGATGTTGCTTTGGTCGAACACCGGCAACGTGTTCACATCGTAGTCATTGCGGATCGCTTTTAGGGTCCACAGGCTGGTCTGCGGGTCGGTATAGAGGACCAGATCATAGTGTCGATTGATGTCGGCGAGGATGCTGTCCACGTTGGCCGATGTGTCTATGATCCCGGAGTAGCCGGTCTTCTCAGTATAGAGCGTATCGGCGACCGCCATAAAGCTGTCAATGTCGAACCGACTCCTGGGTTTCCCCACTCCGAAGCGAGGATTGGTCATCACGTCGTAGATCACACATGCAGGATTCGCATCGAGACCGCCATCGGCTTCCACACGGAATACGTCCGCGCTCGCGAACCCCGTCCCGCCGGGATGGATCGTGAGTGTCACATGATCGGAGGAGAACTCCACACCCTCAAGCGCGAAGCCTGCACCACTATTGTTGTTGTCGAGCTGCAGGCCGAATCGCTGTCCCTGCACCGTCCATTTGCGGAGCCCGGTTCCCTCGTCGAAATACGGTGTCGCGGTGATGATGAAAATGTCCACGGTGTCGGTACCCGCGGCGAAGTCCAGGGTCCCATTGCCGACACCCTCAAAGACGATGTTGGGCACGTCGGCAGCAATCTCGTGTTTGCCACCGGTCACGCCGAGCGTATTCGGGCACCGCCGGAGGATGAACGCCCAGGGCTTCACATACGGCGTGGTGCCGAGATACATACGACGTAGCACCGCATAGCAGAGCCCGCGGTACGCTGGCGCGGTCTCGGCGAACTGCGTCGTCAGATAATCGTTGGAGTCCTGGCTATCGGTGCCATAATAGAAATCAACGTCGCCGTTGATCCCGCCCTCTTGGCTGTTCCCACCAAATAGGTTCGGCGCATTGAAAAAGAATTGCGTATGCCCATCGCCGAGCGTTGTCTGACTGAACGTGCCGGGGTCCTTCGAACCGACCGTCACCCCAACGAGCTTGTCGACGATACCGTGACACAACCCCATTTGGACACCGAGGTCGTACTGGTAGCCGGTCGTAACTTTCTTCGCGCCGATCCCCAGGAACCCGCCGCTGGACTGCCGGATGGCGTTCACATGGAAGTCGCCATACCAGATCACATTCGGCCCGCTGTTCTGGACGGTACCATAGATGATCGGGACGACGCGCGAGGCGTCGGCGGTGGGTAGGTTGAACTCACCACTCCCCGCGGGCTTCGCGTCCTTCGGCTTTGGCGTGAGGATCACCGAGACCGCGGTCGTGCTGATGAACAGGAGGAGCAATAACCAGAACGCCATCAGCCAACTCCGACTTCAAATGGATTCTTGGATGGGATACGATCGAACCCGAAAAACCGGTCGAGGTTGTTGAACTTGTCCCGACACACCGTGCGAAAGAGCATGCAGCCCGCGAACGCCGTCACACTGTCGCCAATTTGCACTTCCGGCATTGGCGTAATGGTCGTTAGCACGCCGCCGGTCTGGTCGATGATCATGCGCCGGAGATCGTCCTTCTCAACCCAGCCCGCGGTGAGGAACTGATCATCGAGGGATGCGAAGTCGGGTACCGTGATCGTGTCGCCACTGACCGCGCTCACCGTCCCGGTGTATTTGAAATCGTTTGGATCGACACCACACCCTTCACTGTACAGAATCCAGTTGCATTGCCCCTGGTAAGTCTGTGGTGGAATGACCTTCTTGAGGTCGTATTGTTCCGGGACTAGTGTGAACACACAGTCCTCATCGAATTGCACGTTGGCGATCCGGCCGGTGAAGTTCGTAATCACCTCGCTCTCGCCATCATGCCCGCGGAAGATGACCACACTAAACGGTGTGGACGGGATCGCACCAATGAACTGCGTCGCGACCGGATTGCCCTTGGGCAGCGTGACGGTGATGGAGCCTGCGTTCAACTCTTGGTTTTGATTCTGCTCGGTGCGGTCGATCGTCTCGGGTACATACAGATTTGCCAGGTAGGTGCGCTTGGTATCGCCGCTAGTGAAATACCAGTTGCGGGTGCCACTCGCGAACCAGTAGAGTTCGAATGGGGTCCCCTGGAAGACTGAGGTCTCGCGGGCGTCATAACTCATGTGACCGCCGGAGCCTCGAGCGGGATCTCCTGCCAGGTGAGATCACACTCTGCGCCCTCGGTGCCATACCAGTTGATCGTCATGGCGTCATCAGCCATGCGGCACAGATAGAGGAGGGAGATCAGCGCGTCACTCGCGGAGACGTCCACCCCAGGGGCGCTGTCGATCGTCAATGTTTCGGTGCCGTCGCCATTGTTCACGCTCGCGGTGATGCCGCGGTAGAGCATCGTCCCACCACCGAGCACGAAACAGAGCCGCCGCCGCGAGACGAACGGGAATCCGGTCAACGAATAGCTCACATCCTGGACGATGACGGTGGTGTGGTCATGCGCGACCGTCTGGACCAGCGTGAAGTCCGCCTGCCAGCTTGGAAGCCAGAATGGCACCGCGCGACCTTTGCGGGCTGCGTAGAAGTCCCGGAGGAGCTGCACCTCGGCCCGATCCTTCAGGAACCACGAGAACGTATGCGTCACCGTCGAGACTTGGCTGTGATCCACCACGCTGATCTTGCCGAGCCCCGGATCGAACACGCCGGTCAGATGGTCGACCGTATCGGTCTGATCATCCCGGCGGTTCGGAGGGGTCTCAAGCACATCAAAACCAGCATACGTCGTCATGCGCTGACCGGCTTACCGCCTCGGATGTAGCCATGCCAGCCACACCCGGCGCTGGGTTGCCCCTGATATTCCGAGAGGCAATGGATGGACGGGGTGAGCGTCGGCGCTTCCAGGTTCCCGTCCCAATCCCAGGATGCCCCGCCGCGCGTCAGATTTGGCTTCAGGGGGACCATACACGCATGGCCAGGCCGAAGTGGGCAGCCAAAGACGAGCCGCTTAATCACGCCCTCAGAGCCACAGAGCTGAAACTCCCCAGGCTGATCGGGATAATGGTC